TACACGATGCAGCACAGTATGTCTATGATAAAATTGAAACAATAATAATAATACTGTTTCAATTAATAAATATTTTTATATGTATAATTCAATAACAACAATTTGTATTCCAAAGATGAAAAAAACGTTTACAAAACATTTTATAAAACAAAAGATAGCGAGATGTAATTTTGGAAAAATACAAAGCATTATAGAACGACCATTACGAAATGAAAATGATTATAAAAAAGTAACCATACGTATAGAGGTAAATAATACAACTAATGGAAACTATTTACTAGAGAAAACAAAAGAAGGCTCTCCTATAAAAATAGTGTATAACGGAGTAGATTATTGGAGAATGTTTAATGTAAATTTATAAGACAATGTATATATTTATCAACAACCGGATTATTTTGATTACATTTTTCCAATTTTACATTACTAAATAACGAGTATTTACTTAAAAAAGAATAATTTTGTGCATTTTTAATTTCAATGGTAAATAATTCATCAATATAACTATACGCGTTTCGATAGTGTGCTAGTTCATCTTTTAATTTTTCTTTTTGGGAAAGGAGACATTTCATTCTAGATCGAATACGTGTTTTATTATGCTTTTTATCAGCCCGATGTAAAATATATTTTATTTCATTTTTAACATCTTTAAATTTTGAAATTAGTATTTTTTTGTTGCTTTCTATCCGTTTTATAAAAGAAAATATGTTAATGTGACAGATAATAGGAAAAATATGTCTCATCTCATAAGGTATAAACAGTGTATTCCATTCTTTTATTTCTTGAATTTTGGTTTCAATATCTTGGAATTTATCAAATATTATTTTTGTTTTTTCGTCGATACTTTCAATGAAAATAAGTTTACTGGCTACAAATTCAAGAGACGTTTCTAATTTATCATATTGACTAGCTGTATTGTAAAAGGTTTGGGTAGAGGTTTCAAGTTTGAGATAATTAATCATAGTTATAATCATAGCAGTTAGTGCATTTAACCCTGAAATAAGACCTATGCTCCAAGATTTATTTTGAAAGACAGGTGCGAATATAGTAACGGCTGTAGTTATTAAAATAGAAGGAATCATTAACATATTCAATTTGGTTTGACTTAAAATATACGATTCAATAAATAGATTTTTCTGACCTTTCATATAAGTGATTAAAATATCCAACTCGTTCGAAATTTGATTATCAGTATCATCAAAATATTTATCAAGAGAGTTTTTAATATCATTATATGTTGCTTCTTTAAAATGTTCCTCGTCGCCATTATCACTATTGTCGCAAGAAATAGTGAGTGGACTATTAGTATCTAAAAATTGATAGGATTGCAATGTTTCCATATTTGGAAAATTTTCGATAAAATTTTGTTTAATTTCTACCAATTGATTATTCATTTCATTTTCATAATAGTCGTCAATGTGTTCGGAATTTATATCTATACTTGTTTGCTGTTGAATTTCTAAATCAATACTATCAGGTGAGTGTGAAGGTGTATATTCATTATCCATTTATATATATGAGAAAAATAAAAATACAATATTAACAAAATTGAATAGTTTATTGGATAAAATATGATTATCAAAAAAAATGAACAATTATAATTCAAAAAAAAAGCGTAGGGCAGAGCTGAGAAGTAATACGGAATACCGGGATTATGTAAACAATCTAACTCAGCATATTGTAACAACGCGTTTTAATAGCGAAACGTGGACCCAAAATAAAGATTATAGGGAACAATATAAATCTTTTGGTTGTATTTACGGAACACCAGATCAGGTAAGTAGTCAGTTTAAAGAAAAATCAGTAATGTTTGTATTGGAGATGAATAACAGTGAAAATAAAATAATGGGAATAGGAATGGTTGCGAATATATGTCATGTTAAAAAATACCGTATTTATAATGATGATAATTACAATCGGTATGCATATGTTGGTAAATATAGAATAGATCGAAATGAAATTCGAGAAGAAGATAAATTTATATTTGAATTATTTGATAGATTGTGCTTTTATGGGGCCGGGCATCAAAAAAAATTACCAGGTATTAAAGGATTTCCGGTAGATAGATTGTTTAAAATAAAGAAAAAAAAAGATTTAGATTTAGTGGATTATATTAAAGAAATGTTTAAACAAAAAATGTTGTTAAATAGATGAAACTGATAATAAATAATATAAACGGAAATTATACAGTATTTTTAATGGAGGAAGAAGAAGAAGATTTATATAATATTGAAAAATACAGTGAAGATGAACTATTTCAAATGTTAGATTTAAACAATCCAACAGATAGAGAATTGGAAGCAAAATTAATATATACAATAGAGAAATATGATGAATTAAAAGAAAGTGAAGCAAAACATATAAAAACTTTTTTTGAAGATGCGTACCGATATTTTTTTGATAACAATGAAGAAAAAGAATCGGATGCAGAAAATAAGTCAATCGTAGAAGGCATGGAGGGAATGAAAGCTGATTCAAAAAAGGAGAGCAATGGTGTTATATTAAATAAAGATGGAGAATCAGATAATAGACTTGTACAAACAAAATCATTAGAATACAGTGGTAGTAAACTTAATCCATTGTTAAAAGAAACACAAAAAAGAGTATTACAATTAGATAGTCAGTTTAGAAATTATGAAAATTATCCTTCATCAACTGACTATATTATAAATTTATCAGAAGTATTAAACAATGTAGTTTCTTTACGGTTACATTCAGTGGGTATACCTTACACCTGGTATAATTTAAGTAATGTATACAATGCGAACTATTTTTATTTATTAGGTAATGTGGACGGTATTAAGGGTGTATATGATTTAAAGTTTGATATCCCGGCTGGTTCTTATGATACAAATGGCTTAGTAGAGGCAATAAATACAAGTATACAAAAAGTAAAGGAGGAAAATACAGATATAGATTTTGGTACAACAGCTATTACCCACGATATAACAACATCAAAAATAAAATTTATAATCGATATTCAGCAAATTTATAATGAGACTAATTACTATCTGTATTTTGGAAAAATTACAAATGCATTTGATGAAACAGTTAGAAATAAAACAATACCGGGATTTTTAGGATTTGCTAATATGGTATTACCAAATTATATAACTTCAAATGCGTATATCGATCCCACAAAAACTATAACTCCTGTATCAAACGCATATTCGTTGGAGAGTATTTATTCCAATTTTCAAAATTGTCTCTCATTAACCGGAAGTGTAACAACTGGAACAGGAACAACACCGCCTACAACATTAACCTATAATAAATTTGATGTAGATGCAGTTTTTTATCTTGTAATAGATGATGCGTCAAATAATGTAGTTGGTAATAATTATTTTACAATTTATAATTATGATGGACCGGAAGTCTATAGTGATTCAAGTTCAAATATATTAAATACCATACGTGTGGAATTTGGAGATGTTTCTGGGTTATACACACGAGCAACATTATTAGAATTGATTAATCGGTCATTATTAACAAATAATTTTTTAAGTAATGGGTTTGGTTTTTTACATCAATTTGATATATCATATAATAGTGGGTTTGACGCGAATAATAATGTGACGTTTACAACAATGCAGAGATTTCAAATGAAGGTTTTATTAAATAGGGAAACGACCATAAAAAAAAAGAATTCAAAAATAGTAGTAGTATTTCCAGATGAAGATGATGTTTTTAGTGGATTAAGCGAAGATACTAAAAATACATTATGGAATGGACCGTTGTGGGTAGGACAGCGATCTTGTTTTATATTTGACGAAGATACAAATTTTACGGCCCCTAATTTATTAAAATCAGAAATTACACCGGTGCAAACACGATATAATATAGTTTCACAGCCGAAATTAAAATTAAGATGCATAAAAGAGGCCTATGATAATAATTTTAATAATAGAGTAATAAAATTAGATACTGCTACTGCAACAGGTAATAGTGAAGGATATATTTTAAATGATTATATTGGTCTTTATAATAACCAAGAAACGTATTTAAATTCAGAAATAAATACAAAATTAAAAAATATAGATGATGAAAATGGTGTTGAAATATTAAATGGTTATGTAAAAGCAAAAGCATTTTATGATGTAGGCATAAAGCGTTCCAGGATACAGTTTGATATATTGACTTATTTTAATGAAAATGATTATGAATTAACTTTGACTAATGGACCGTTTGGTTCATTTGTAAATAAAGGATCATTAAATGTAACACATATTAGAATTGGTACAGGTATAAATGATACTGTTACAAGTAATATAATAGAAGGTTATAATGACGGAGGTATAATATCAAGTGGTGACGAGGCACAGTTTGATGGTACAAAAATAAGTTATGTGGGTACAGGAGGTATATTTCCGTTAGATATAAGTGACGGTAGTAATGGGAGTATACATAATAATAAGATTCAAGTAAAAGCTAGAAGTGCTATATCAGGTGGATTGACGGGAGTAACTGATGCTTGGGGGTCTATGGGATACACAATTGAATTTCCCGTAGGAAAATATAGAACACCAGACGAGTTTTTAACAATGATAAACGATACATTCTCAAGAATACAAGGAACAACTGATAGAAATGGTACAAAGTTATATGGTTTAAATATGTCGCAATCAAAAATCGAAATAATAAATAACAATGAAGTTAAATTTACATTTATAATTAAAAATAAGCTTACGCAAGATGATTATCAAGTTGAATTATCAGATTTTACATTAGATAGTAATAATGATGTAACAACAACTCCTTATGAAAGTTATGAAAATAAATATTACGATGTATCTGGTAATGCACGTTATAGTATAGAAACTATAACCGATGATAATGCGAATGTCACTGTAGATTATTCTTCACCGCCAGATTCAACTATAATTACAGGAAATTCGTGGGATGCATTACTAGGATTTACAGATGTAAGTTATAGTTTAACAACCGCACAAAGGGAAATTATAGGGTCGCGGGATATAATGCATGATATCAGTAAAACCATCATAATAAATAAATCAGAAGAAAAAAATAATACTATATTTTTAACTCCACAATCTAGTGTGAAAGGTTTAACTGATTCAAGTGGTGTGAAAAAGATTGAATTAAATATTCCAGATGGAATATATAACATTTATAGCTTATATAATGCTATTAACCATAATTTACGTAATAATGAACAAACACAAAATTCTATAGTTTACTCTACATTTGATAAAGGAGTTGAGTATTCAGTTTTTCAATTAAACATAAATAAAGTCTATACCGCTGAAGATTATATATTATCGTTTTACAATGAGAATGATGTAGAAACGCAAAATGTAAAATCGATCACATCAAACTCGTTTCAAACAACAATGTGGGATGTTACGATTGGTTGGTTATTAGGATTCAGGTCTCATCCACAATTTTATTTAAATTCGAATGCAGCAACTACAAATTTTTATAGCACGAGTAATAATTATACAGTAGATGCAAGTACAAATATTGTAACAATTGAAGGAGATACTTGTTTAGATTTATACTTATTTAAAAATCTGTATTTAATAGTAGATGATTTCACCCAAAATCATTTAAACGATGGTCTTATTACAGGTGTAAGAAATACTCCAAATGCCGAGACACCTACTTATTCAAGCAGTGCTACTCGTGTTTGTAATCCATTAACAAATCGAAATCAATCATCTATTTTTAACTCAATACAACCGGGTATGGGTTTAACAGAAAAACAACTATTTGCTGCTAATAAGATACAAGAAGAGAATGTGATAAAAAATACTACAAAGTTGTATTCAGATCCGCCTTATGTAAAAGATATGTTTGCTATGATACCATTAAAAGTTTCCGGATTGAAACAAGGTGAGGTATTTACAGAATATGGTGGTACATTACAAGACAATGACCGTAAATATTTTGGTCCTGTAAATATCACAAAATTACGTATTCAATTATTAAATGATCATGGAGATGTAATTAATTTAAATGGTAATAACTGGTCTTTTTCACTCGTATTTGAATACTTATACAACATGAAAGGACTTTAGGAAGTGTCTTTTTTCGAGATATATATTTTCACAATGAATATATATATAATAATGTCTATAGTTGCCTTAAAAAAGAAGACTGCTGTGAAATATAATAATATGAGTGCAGGTCAACCACAATTTTCATTAAATGGTGGGCATCGCAATCAAGGGTGGGTTGGTCAAACATCATTATCTAGATCGTTACCAAAAACACCAATGCGTGGAGGTGCCGCAAGAGGTCACGGTGGTTGCTGTGGAACGTATAATAATCAGATGATTATTCCTCCTGTTACTTCAACAAACGACAACTCTGTAATAAAAGGGTCCGTGTTATCTACTGCTGGTATGTTGGACACAAAATATCGTTGGATAAGACGTCCTGCTGCAGTAGAGGATGGAAAGTTAGTTAGTGTGAAACCCGATGATAATCACAATTTAAATAGCCAAACAGATTACATTACTCGTAAAACAAAGGAGGCTATTAACGAAACAACAAAAAAAGAACAAGGAGAAACACAGACTTGTTTACCGAAACAAGTAGAACCGTATAAATGCGAGACTAAGTGTAATGCTATGTTTAAACACAGATGGAATACACCTCATGGAAATGATATTGAAACAACGACAAAACGTGTAGGTCCACTTGATAGTTCTGAATATATTGCGAAAATGACTGATAAATGTGCACCAACAGACGTAGAATTTCAAGATAAAAATAATGATAAAAATAGTTCAACGCCATTTGGATGTTAATTACCTACAGAAATAATATTTCATATAGTCTATGTAATATAGAGTATATGTGTTAATCTTTTTTTTTAATAACCGTTTTTAATATATTCAAAATAGCTTTTTTCTTATTTTCATTAGTATCCATTTTTTGTATATTATTTATTTCATCGATAAATTTTTGAATTAACGTATCAATTATAGTGTCTGCATCAGTAGCAGTTTTAACACTAGGAGCAGCAGTTTTAACACTAGGAGTATCAGTGTTAGCAGTAGGGGCATCAGTAGGGGCAGGAGTAGTAGTATTACCAGGAGCAGGATCAGGGGCAGGAGTAGTAGTATTACCAGGAGCAGGATCAGGGGCAGGAGTAGTAGTATTACCAGGAGCAGGATCAGGATCAGCAGCAGCAGTATCAACAGTAGTAGTATTACCA